GGAGTAAGTGGTCGGACCGTGACGCACAATTTGACTGTAGTGCCTCAATTGATAATAGTTAAAGCTAGAAGTATGGTTGAATATTGGCCTGTTTACGCAGAACCAATGGGAAATAACTCGTACATTCTTTTGAATACAGCAGCAGCAAAAGTGCTTGAAAATACATGGGTTTCTACTTCTCCGACATCACAGTTGTTTACTATTGCTGGCGGCGGCTACGGAGTAAATAATACAAGTCAAACATACGTAGCCTACCTATTTGCTACCTGCCCCGGCGTATCCAAAGTAGGCTCATATACAGGTACAGGCGCAACGCAAACGATTGACTGCGGGTTTACTGGTGGCGCTAGGTTCGTGCTTATTAAACGCAGTGACTCAACTGGTGATTGGTACGTTTGGGATACGGCGCGGGGGATGGTTGCTGGAACTGACCCATCGGTGTTGCTTAACAGTACTGCCGCTGAAGTAAATGCAAACAGCGTATATACAACGGGAGTTGGGTTCCAAATCGTCAGCACTGCCGCAGGTATTAACGCATCTGGCGGCACATACATTTTCCTTGCGGTAGCATAAGGACTTATCATGCAACTTAGAATTCGGGCAACGGGCCAAGTCATGTACGGCGAAGAGTTCAACCGTACTATTTGCAGCCTTCCAATTACCACAGAACTGCTTGACCAATACGGTGCTGACCCAGTATTAGAAGGACCGCAGGCAACTGGCGGCGACCAATACCAATACAGCCAGTACGCTGGTGTAGAGCAGATTGATGGCAAGTGGTACACCAAGAACATCCTTGGGCCAGTGTTCACGGATACGCCAGAAAAGACCGCCGCAGAGCAAGAGGCTGAGTACATAGCCATGCGAGATGCGGATCAGGCAAAGAATGTCCGTCAGACCCGTGACGAAAAGCTAAAGGAGTGCGACTGGCGTGTCATCAAAGCGTTGGAAAGTAATGCACCTCAAGACTTCCAATGGGCTGCTTACCGTCAGGCGTTGCGCGATGTGCCAATGCAGGCCGGATTTCCGTGGACGATTGATTGGCCGACCCAACCGTAAGGAGAGCAGTGGTGCCAACGGCTAATGAAGTGGATATTAAAGTGGACGCGCACATCGACGTGTGCGCAGTCCGTTACGCAGGCATCGAAGAACAGATGCGAGCGGTAAACGCACGACTTAAGCGTTTGGAACAGATTCTAATCTCCTGCGCAGGGGCCATAATGCTCCTGCTCGTCGGGATAGTATTAAAGGTGCACTAATGACCGAGAAGCTCGAGGCCAAGTCGCAGCTGATTGAGAAGACGGCATTCGCCGTCCTTCCTATCCTGTTCACGTGTGTCGTGTACTTGATGTCCGCATTGGACAAGATCACGCACGATGTGACTGTTTTGAACGCTAAGATTAGCCTCGTAGTGACTTCGGATAACAAGCAGGCCACCAACTCCGGTGCTGAGCTCGCACGCGAGAAACTACGCCAGGACCTTGAGAAAGAGATACAACGAAATCGTGATATGATTCATGAAAACCAAAAACACATCAGCATAATCGAAGACCGCATTGCGAGGAAGTGATGGAAGCATTTGAGATCATTCTTAAAGCGTCGCCAGCAATCCTAGCGTTGATCACACTTATCGTGGTACTGGCGAAGCTCGATCTTCGAGTGGCAGTGCTCGAAGAAAAAGTCAAGACGCTCTTCGACCTCTTTAATAAGAAGCCTCACGATGGCTGATTTTGACCCAGCATTCGAGAAAATGATCCACGACGAAGGTGGATACCAGTTGACTGACATTCCGGGCGACCGGGGAGGGCAGACTTATGCAGGAATCGCCAGAAAACCAAACCCCGACTGGGCGGGATGGCAGTTCATTGATCGCAAAGATTTTGGCTCGGCTACGCCCCTTGTACGAGAGTTTTACAAGGCTAATTACTGGGATGCGATCCGGGGCGACGACCTTAAAGAGCAAGTTATCGCGGAAACAATCTTCAACTTCGGAGTGAACGCTGGAGTTGGACTAGCGATAAAATTAGCTCAAGTCGTCGCAGGAGCTACCCCAGATGGCACTATCGGCCCTAAGACGATTGAGCGTCTCAATATCTGCACGCCGAAGAACTTCATGGCCTCATACGCGCTCGCCAAAATCCAACGGTACGCCAACATCTGCAACAAAGACCGAGGGCAGTCCAAATTCCTCCTCGGATGGATCAACCGCACCCTGCAAGGACTCAAGTAATGGACCTGATAGGAATCGGGGGAATAATTGAAGGTGTCGGCAAAATCGCTGGTGACCTTATCACGACGGATAAAGAGCGGCTCCAGATGGCGCTGGAGGACCGCAAACTCGACCTTGAGGAAAAACGCATCGATCAGACGACCGACCTGGCTCAGGTTGAGGTCAATAAGATTGAAGCAGGTTCTTCCAGTGTATTTGTCGCTGGCTGGCGCCCTGCTGTGGGCTGGGTTGGGGTTTTGGGTCTGGCTTACCAGTTTCTTGGATACCCGTTGATGCAATGGCTTTGGGCTTTTGGTCAAGGAGCGGATATAATTCCAAAAGGACTCCAGCCGCCTCCCGACTTGCAGACTGACCAGCTCATGGTGCTGCTTTCGGGGTTGCTTGGGTTTGGTGGAATGCGCAGCTTCGAGAAACACAAAGGGGTGGCGGCAAAATGACGACTGCAGTCACGATGACGTACGATTCGCTGGTCGAGAACATCCAGTCGTATCTCGAACGTAACGACACCCAGACGCTGGATAAAATTCCTTTGTTCATCATGCTCGCGGAGCAGGTGATCGCTGCTCAGATCAAGTTTCTTGGCAACCTGACTGTGAACAACAGTACAATGGTTGCCAACACGAGCATCATCGACAAACCCGCTCGATGGCACAAGACGGTTAGTTTCAACATCACCGTTGCGGGGGTGCGACAGCCTGTTCTAATGCGTCAATACGAGTACTTGCGTCAGTATTGGCCCGATGCAACACTGACTGGCGTGCCTGTTTATTTCGCTGACTACGATTATACACACTGGTTGGTTGCTCCGACACCCGCCAGTGCTTACAGTTTCGAAGTGTTGTACTACGAGCGGGTGCAGCCGTTGGATTCTACCAATCAGACCAACTGGTTCACGATCTACGCTCCGCAAGCACTCCTTTATGGCTCGTTGCTTCAAGCGATGCCGTTTTTGAAGAATGACGAAAGATCACAAATGTGGCAAGCGCAATACGACGCAATCATGGCCACATTGACCACAGAAAATAAACTCCGTATTGCGGATCGTCAAGCCATAGCGGTGGATTCATGAGCTACAATAGTCCGTTCACGGGAAACGTCGTACAGCCAACTGACGTTTCATACGCTGCGTATGCGTTAACATCCACCACTGGTACGATCCAGCTCGAATGGCCAATCAATGGGTCTGTGAGCAACTACGTCGCTGCTCGGGTGATGCAAGTCAGCACGACGAGCGCAGCTTACGAACTCTGGATGCCCCCGGCGAATCAGGCGTCTGTAGGGCAGGATGCGCTGATCTATAACACTGGCGGCGTTGCGCTAACAGTTAAGTCCTACGGCGGTGCGAGCACGATCGTCTCGATCCCATCTACAGGCGGTACGGCGCAATACATCTTCATCACCACAAACGCCACGACCTCTGGCACGTGGGGTGTGATCGCATTCGGCGCGACCACCACCAACTCGAATGCGGCTACGCTCGCTGGTTACGGATTGACGGCGATCGGGGCAACGCTGAATCAGTCCCAGCCGGTAACGACGTTCTCGTCGAACTACACAGCGGTCGCTGCGGATCGTGCTGCCACTTACGTTTGGACAAGTGGCGCGGGCACTTTGACGCTTACTTCAGCGACTACGCTTGGGGACAATTGGTTTTTCCTCGTGCGCAACGGAGGCACTGGTACTTTAGCTGTGACCCCTTCGGGCGGTGACCTGATCAACGGGTCAGGGTCACTCTCTCTGCAGCCTTCAGATTCGTGCCTGATCTCCTGCTCGGGAACTGCGTTTTATTCAGTCGGTCTGGGAAAGTCGACGCAGTTTAATTTTACGCAGCTGACCAAAGCAGTTACGGCGGCTGGGTCACCATACACTCTGACTTCGTCCGAAGCTGCGAATGTGATTCAGAAGTACACGGGCACCCTGTCCGGTAACGTGGTGGTTAATCTGCCTCAGACGATTCAGGTGTATTACATCACCAATCAGACCACCGGAGCATACACCATAACCTTTCAGACAGGTGTCTCGGGTGGCGCGACAGCGGTGGTCCCCGCAGGTCAACAAGTCATCCTGCTATGCGACTCAGTGAATCTTTACAATGCTTCGACCATCGCTGCTGGAGCTAGCACCCTTGCTTTGGCCAATGGATCAGCTGGAGCACCTTCTTTGAGCTTCTCCTCAGAAGGTACGACTGGCATTTTTCGTCCGGCATCTGGTGTCTTTGGCATCTCGATTTTAGGAACTCAAAAGTTCTATCTCGACGCTAACGGAATTCAAGCCGGAGTTTTCTGATGGTGGCTAAAGTCCTTCAGATCGACACTAAAGCAGGCATCCAGCGCGACGGAACTGTTTTCGATTTGGATTTCTACACAGGCGGTCGCTGGGTGCGATTTCAACGTGGACGCCCTCGCAAGATGGGTGGCTACGCAGTGATATCTGATCAGCTGACCGGACCCTCGCGTGGGGTGTGGGTCAATCCATCAAACGGATTTAACCAGATCTTCAGCGGTTATAACAATGGGTTGCAATCACTCTCGGTGGACAACAACGGTGTCGGCGCGGGAATCACGAACTACACTCTGAGCAACTTCACTGCGAGTGATCTTAACCTTTGGCAGTTCGACGGGTTTTTCAACGTTGGAGGTGCTGGAGTCGAGTCTATTTTGGCTCATCCCGGGCAGAATCTGGTGCAGACGGACGCAATTACGAACACCCCGGTGCTCATCGGAGATATAAACGGTACGACGCTATCTCAAATCGGCGTTTTTACAGACGGATACATATCTCTTAATTCGACGACCGAAGCCTCGAACATGATCACCAACACGGCGATTGGTGCTGGACAATCGGTTACCGGGACTGGGATACCAGCAGGCACGACGGTGGAATCGGTGGTGATCGCGAATGGTACATTGAGCGGGGTAGCAGTCACGGGTATTGCAGGTCAATGCTCATGCGTTAGCACCTCTGGTCTATTCGTTGGACAGGCAATGCGGGTGACTGGCACGCTCACAGGCACTGCTACTGGGATTGCATCTGGCAGCACCTACTACATCATCGCGACAAACTACGCCACTACATTCACGTTATCCGCCACAGATGGCGGGTCAGCTATCGTGACCACTGCCGGAACGACGACTGGGCTCGTGTTCACCATCGACAATTATCAGAAAATCACTTTGTCGCAAGCCGCTACTATAAGTGGTGCTTCGACATTGACATTCAACAATAATGTGTCTGTCTCGGGTGGCGTAGTCTCTCTGCACCCCTACGTGTTCGTGTATGGAAACAACGGGTTGATCAAGAACTGCGCAGCGACCAACGCGCAAAATTGGGTCTCGGCTGACGCGAACGAAGTCAATGTGGCCACCGGAAAGATCGTCCAGGGTTTGCCCGTCCGAGGTGGTTCGAATGCCCCTTCTGGGCTTTTCTGGAGCTTAGACAGTCTTATTCGGGTTTCCTACATCGGCGGCACGGGCACCCCGCCGCAGTTCTGGCGCTACGACATCATTTCGAGCCAGTCTTCGATCCTGTCAAGCCAGTCTGCGATCGAATATGATGGTGTTTACTATTGGTGTGGCGTTGACCGGTTCTTGCTCTACAACGGTGTGGTGAAAGAGATCCCGAACACATTTAACCAGAACTATTTCTTCGACAATCTGAACTACGCGCAGCGGCAGAAGGTTTGGGTGACGAAGATCCCGCGTTATGGCGAAATATGGTGGTTTTACCCTCGCGGAGATGCGACTGAGTGTACAGACGCAATCATTTATAACGTGCGTGAAAACGTCTGGTACGATGCTGGCGAAGCTCTGGGCACTCGGCGATCGGCTGGCTACTTCTCGCAAGTGCTGGCGAACCCGGTTGCGGCTGGGTGGGAAGTGAGTCAATCAGTGACTGTTTTTACACAGTCAATGACAACAGTCAGCGGAAACACCCGGATAAATCTTGCCGCATTCAATGTACAGGTCGAGGTTGGTCAAGTGGTTTCAGGGACGAACATCGTCGCTGGCACCACCGTCACCGCAGTTACTTCTAGTGCGATCCAGAC